ACACCAACTGCGCAAGCTGTTGCTGTAGTTGGGTTGATGATTACGCCGCTAAATGGGTTAGCGACAAGATCGACACGAGAAGAAGTAGTGATGTTAACGGTCACGGCATCCTCGAGCGTCAGAACCATGGAAGTAGACAAGGCGGCTACTGGGTTGCTGGAGATGCGTATCTTTTGACCCTGACCTGGAGTAGCTGTAACGATCGCATAACCACCTGCGTATTGGTTCAAAGTAGCGGCTACAGCGCCCAGGGCAACTGTAAGCTGAGTGGCACCGCTAGCGGCGGCAACAGGCACTAAATTCTGGTGAGCAGTGATTTCTGCTGGAGCCTGTAAAAGAGTTCCAGGAACAAGCGCGGTAGCGCCAACCAGAACGCGGCGGTAGGTAAGGCCGTCCTGGTCTACGAACTTGGTACCTACCAGTACGTCAGCGAATGTTGAGCTAGTAAACAACCCTGAAGGGGCTGAGCCAGCCGTAGTTGTGAGAAATGTGGACATATAAAGTTGATGATTTAAGCTGTAGCACCCTTGATGATTACGAAGTTAAGCACGATTGCTTCACTCAGTGAACCAGCCGAGAGATTTGATACTGAGATGTCGAATGTTCCGGCTGTGACGCTTGAAGCGTTGGTGAGGTAAGCGCCTGAAGTGCCGACTGAGCCGTGGCACACAAGCGGTACATCACCTACGGCAATACCAGTGTTTGTGACTGTAAATGTTACTTCCGCACCGGCTGCTAAAGCTGCGCCGTTCATTGTGATTTGGCCAGCCATTCTGCTTAGAGTCACCGCCGTTGTTTTGCTTGTTGCCTGAGTAACAGTGCCTCCAGCACCGGCTGCATAGCCGACACCAGCACTTGGGCTAGAAGAAACAAGGGCCGCACCAACATTTACTGTCTTGTTGGTGAAGAAACCATTTCCCTGCATCACCTGCGGAAGATAATTTTCTGCGAATAAGGGCATAAAATACTTTAATAAGTAGATTAAAGCTTAGATTGTGTTGATACCAGTCAAGCGACCGTTAAAACGAGGGTTCTTACAAACAAGGTTTCCGCCATGCACAATCTGCATGATAAGAGCTTGCTGGTTAACCGGCTCCTTCCAGTCGTTCTCAAAGAATCCGAGGCCTTCTGGGCCGGCAGAATCAGGCTCACCATCCAATGTTTCGGCGCTGTACTTAATAGGGCGGCCACCTTCGTACTTCTTGATTGTGTAGAACTGAAACGAATCCTCATTGATGAAGAACATTGCGCCAGTAGTACATGCGCTATCAGCCATGACCTTTGCGCTGCGGAACATGAGGGACTGCGCGCCAATAGCCAAGCTGCTGCCGCCGTTGTAGCGGATATTTGGCGTCAAAAGCTGTTCGTACAAAGAACGTACTGCCTTTGTTGTCAAAATCTTGGAAACTTCTTGGTCATCCTGCTGGATGGTATCTGCCAGCGTGTACATTTTTGCAAGCGTCAAAGTTCCAGCTGAGGCTGTTACTGTGGCGTTGATAGAAGGAACGGTGGCACGTGAAAGACCGCCGTAAGTTGCAACGGAAGTACCATCATCAATGGCTGCGCCAAGACCTGTGATGACAGCGCCACCCTGGGCTAGACCATCACCGTAAAGCTGAGTAGCGAGAGTCAATGCAAAATCAACAGCATCTGAAGCAATTTGACGTTCCATGAGGTCTGCTACCTGATTTTCGTTTTGGTTCAACGAAATATCAGTCTTAGGCAATACGACTGATTGATAGTTAAACTTGGCATTAAATACCATTTTTGTTGTGTTGTCGGTTGCAGCAGTTGATAGGTTGCCCATGCCGATAAAGGCGCCGTTGTTAATGTTTAACGACGTCTTAACTGGGAATTCCATCTGAGCACCAGCCCAAGGCTTAGAACCCTTAAGGAATAGTTGGTTGATTTTGCTACCCGTAACCACCGTATCCACGAGCTTTGGAAAAAGATAGTTCTTAGTAGCGGACGAAACGCGATTGGCCACTGACATATAATTTAGTTAAAGAATTGACTAATATTCATTTTTTTAAGCTTGCTTGAGGTCATAATTCCGGTATCTTTTGGAACAACGCTAGATTTGCCGTTGGTCTTCTTGATGACGTTCTTTTTTTCCTCGACTAACTGATTACCCTTCGGTGCGTAAAGTTCTTTGCGTAGCTCATCTGCCTTACGAATGCGTGGGTGGCCCTGTTGGTCGTATAATTCGTATTTTTCAATGATGCTTAAGATTTGATTGCGTTCTGAACAGTTAGGGTCTGAAAAGTCCACTCCGCTTTCGTCAGCCATTTCTGCAAACTCATCTTCGGCTTGCGTAATGATTGCCTTGCGGGCAGATTCACCCTGTTCCCTCTGTTCGTCGGCTGAACGTGTACGTTCCTCTATAATCCCCTCTGCCTCTTTACGGGCTTCGGTACGCAGCAGTGTTTGCCACTCCTTGAAGGCTTCTACGTCATCACCAAAAAGTCTTCTAAACTCGTTGGGTACGGTCGCTTCCCCCTTCTCCGCGGCAGGTTCTGCCTTCCTTTCCCCTTCTTGGCTCTTTAGTGCACGGAGCTCTTTTAGCTCCTCTTGCATGCGAACCCATCGTGGGTTTTTGTGAAACGGAACCTCTTTAATTTGCGCCTTTTCTTCTGACTCTTCGACATCTGCGTCGTCAGTCTTCGACTCTTCAGGCGAGAGAGCGGGTGCGTCTGTCTCCTCACTTTCGGTATGCGACTCCGTGGATTCATCATCCTCGACCGATACTTCGGCCTTCGCACCTAACAAGCTGGCAATTGACGGTTCCTGTTTGAACATATGGTTAGCAGGCTGTTTTACCTTGCGGAGGGCACAACTCAGGAAGCCCGTAATGATTTATCTCCGTTCATCGCCCGCCATCTCCATGGCGTTTACATAGGGTTCACGGGTGGTATCTGCATTGCTGCCATCGGGTCTAGCAACGCTTCCATCGGGGCTATGTTGGGGTCTATCAGCTCACCAGGCATTGGCTCAGGCATTGGCTCAGGCATTGGCTCGCCAGGCATTGGCTCAGGCGCAGGTGGCATTCCGCCAAGTTCCATGAGTGTTTGCTGTGGGTTCAATTGATATGTAAGCAATTTCTTGGCAGTGTCTGTTGGGTCTGTAAACTGTAGTTTCTCGTATAGGGTCAAGGGGTCTATAGCTCCCTGAGCCCACATATCCATAGCTTCGTTGCGGACGGTAAGAGAGTCTTTAGGGATTGTGCTACCTTCCTTAACTGAGACGAGCAACCGACGTGACGGGCCAGATTTTAGAAGCTGAATGTATTTTGCCGCGTGTTCAGCCCCAAGATAACGGGTTGCCTGCTCTTCATCGTAGTAAACGTAAATGGTCTGCACACACAAATTGAAAAGGTGGTCGACAAACTGCTCTATCTGTTCAATGACGAGTGCTAAGCGGTCAACGTCCTGGCCTTTAATTTCAATTTTGCCGCGTACTGTCTTCTCAGAAATCAGCCCTTGTGGCATCGAGCCACGAACGCCCATAATGTTGTAAATTTGTTCGCGCTTGTCTAAGAGGTCTTGATAAACGAAATTAGCTAAAGCAGGCGCAGGGAAGCGCATGACAGATTCTCCGAGGCTTTCAGTGGCGGCAATAATAGCCCCGCCATTTCTCATGGCGTTCAAGGCGCTCTTGGCTTGATCTTGAGTAAATTGGTTATTAAATACCCAACCGTTGTTCGTGTCGTCAGCGTTCTTGTCGATTTGGCGGAGTCGCTTGTTTACAATGTCTTGGAGGGGTATGACCTGCTCAATAAGGGAAGTCTCATCGTGAGGCTGCTTACCAGTGTTAAACACGGTCAAAAACGAGTATGGCATCTTTGGGCTTGCAAAGTGGTTTACGCCTGCCACAGGCTCTTCAAATGCCGTACCGGTGTTATCCATGCCAGGTTTGGTGCTGTCCTCGTTCCAATAAGGGTTGCTACGCTTATCAAGGATAACGTCCCTATAACGCCAAAACACGTACTCGTTAGTCCACCATTCGTAATAGCCAATAGAAGTGCCCATATTGCCTTCAACGGATGCGCTAATCTCTTTAGCGTATCGTGGAAAGGTATCGGACAATTCTTGAGCTGTGGCCTTCTTGTATTCACCGATAAATCCGCCCGTAAACTCTGCTCCATCAAAAGTTCCCTTCGGGTCGAGAATAAGACATTGCGGCTCAATAACCTGGAAATACATATCATCGACCTCCTCTTTCCAGCCCATTTTGAAACATCCTAAAAAGCCCAACATCCAATGGCGACAGGCCGTTTTAATCTTGCTTTTAAGCTTTGTTTCATCTGCCTTATCGACCAGAATGTTTGTCGTCATTTCGGCAACAAACTTACCTTCTTCTGTACACTCACCTTCTACTGTTGGCTCAGGACTTTGGCGTGNTGCAATAGGCAAAAGTGTCTCCGTGGCCTCAAATATAATATTATCAACGCCGCGACAATCAGCAGACTGTTTATTAGCGAAATGCTCACCTTTCCAATATTGATAGTTCTTATCTTGGCGCGGCTTTATATCTCCGTTATAAAGATCAAAATCCTTTTTCCAAGTGTTAGACAGTTTAACGAGCTCGCTGTCATCAATCTCTAGCGTAAGCGTTGTTTCAAGGTCGCCAATAACGCCTTCAGGATGCTCAGTATCGGATTTGTTTTTGGTGCTGTTAAAGCCAGAAAATAGGCTTTTGACAGATCTAATGTTAAAAGCTGCACCCTCACCAGAGCCGCCCATCTCACTCCTCTTACGACCGATTCCACCAGCCATAAACAAAAAGACGCGAAAGCATGATGCTTACCCGTCGATTCGTGTCGATAGAGGTTGAATTTGCGCTTATAGTACAACTCTCTAACTAAAATGTCAATTGATATTCAAAACAAAATGCTTTTCCACTTTTCTCATGTTGCCCGCAGCGTCAAAATGCACTGTAAACGATCCGTTTTTCATGGTAAAAAAGCCGGATTGTACAAGCACTAATATCTTGTCGGTATGTTCAGAAACAAGAATGGCGATATTTTGTTTATTATCCGTCGCGCCAGTCATAGTCGGGGTCATTATCAAGCTTAGGCTTAGGAACGTGCATTAAGTCGTTATATTGATTCTCGAATGACTTCTGAACATTAAGGCCGTTGAAGGGGTCTCCAGCGGTAGCGTAACGTGCGCCGTCGTTTTGGAACTTATCCATGCCGACACGCCAGTAGACCATAGCGTGCAAGTAATGATCTGCGCCCGATCGTTGCCACACAAAGCGGTCATTACCGGCTGCGTCCTCCTCTATCTCCCTGTAAACATTAGAAAAATGTAGCCAAACCTCCCACCAGTCCTCCTTAGTACCAAATATTTGTATTCTTTTAGCCCTCAACTCGTCTATAAGCTGTTGAATAACACGGTTTCTGTCCACAATAACCTTGCCAACCTCCTTGCCCTTGCCCCATTCAATCAACCGCATTGTTTTACGGTCTTGTCTGTAGTAAGACAGGAAGACGCGGCCAGGGTACTTCTCTCGTAATTCTCTGGGCGCGGTTAAATCTCCGCCCTGGTCACAAACAACAATAGACTTCGGAAAACGTAACATCAGCCCTTCTATGTCATGCATGGAGTCACAATGCCCATGATGGAATACCCCTTGTTTATTACCGATCACGTACCAAATAGGTAGGCCCGTATCTACGCCGATCACAATCGGGTCATCTTGTAGACTCTTTTCGTCTACGATATTGTCAAAAAATTCATTCTCATTGAGCTTGTTACCTACGCCCGAATACGGAAGACCGAGAACAAAGTTCGCAAAGTATTCTGGGGTCTTAGTCCGGCTGTACTCAATAATCTCCGCTGCGGTCACCCAAGGGGCCATTAGAAGGGAAAACCAATAGCCCGAATATTTAGGTTTTACTGCTGTTTTGATCCCTATCCATTGACCACGCCGGCGCATGTCGTTTGTAATCTCGGCATGGCACTTCTTGCACTGGTAGCGTTGCTTGTCCGTTGCTTGTCCATGTCTACGCTTGCAGGCCAAGCAAGGTACTGTTTGAGCTTGCATGCTCCGCATTCGATAAACCAGTGCTTCTGATCTGATTCTTTCCAATACTTTGATACACCGTTGCCAGGGACAGAGGGGTTGGATAGGTGCCATTGCCATTTATACGAGCTGTGCTG